TGATTATATTAGATTCCCAGTATAATTCATAATCAATCAAACCATAACAAGCATCAAAACAATAATCTCCAAGAGTTGTGACTGAATCAGGGATAGTAACACTAGTCAAAGCAGAACAATTACTGAAACAATAATCTCCAATGCTTGCAACTGACTCGGGGATAGTAACACTAGTCAAACCAGAACAATCAGTGAAACAATCAACCCCGATACTTGTTACACTTGAAGGTATACTAATTGATGTTAAACCAGAACACTTATAAAAACAAGCTTCGGCAAGGTTTGTAATTGAATTTGGGATAGTAACACTAGTCAAACCAGAACATTTATAAAAACAATTCTTCCCAAGAGTTGTGACTGAATCAGGGATAGTAACACTAGTCAAACCAGAACACTTATAAAAACAAGCTTCGCCAAGGCTTGTTATCTCACCAGTTACAACAATAATATGGCTAGACTCTCCATCAGCATAAGTATGATTAATATTTGTTGGTGGATTGTTTATCGTCTGTGTTGTTCCATCACCCCAATCAACAATTACATCACCATTACTAACAATATTTCTACCAAAACTAACACTATTACCAGTGAATGTTGCACTTAAAACACCTACTAAACCATCATAGAACAAAGCAGAATGATTAAAAGCAGAAACAACAACCGTACCTTTATCACCAGTTCCAGTATATGTATAAGTTACTTTTCCTTGACTATCTGTTGTTAATTGATGAAGAGTACCACCCACATCAAGATTAACTAATTTACCCTCCAAAGGCACACCCTTCTGAGTTAAAACACCCGTAATAACAGTAGACTCACCACTACTAATAATCCGTTTACTAACACTAATATCAAAGGTTACCTTAGGCAACGGAGTATAATACTCATGCTCATCAAATACAACCTCAACATTGAAATCTGTGAGGATTACTTCATTTTCAGCTATCAAATCAGACGGTATGGTTACTTCAAGTGTACCCTCATCTCCTGTGGATTCTGAATCAACAGTAACTAAACGTCTGTTTACATCACCGGATAGGTTGACATCTATGACTGTGAAAATAAAACTGTAATAACAATTTGTTAAAACATCACTAGATGTGATTGTTACATCGTCAGTTAGAATCCAGTTATCTCCAAAGTTTTTAAATCCGTTTGTGAGATGGTACTTTCCAAAGTCACTTGTTAAATCATTGCTTCCTATTTTTAAAGTTGTTGTTAATCTTTTAAATTTCCTTAATAGGTATACTAATGCATTATATTCAGCTACACTTATTGTGTCTCCAATATTTTTAAATTCCATTTTTTTCCAACCCCATTCATATTATGTATATTAAATTGCTTTGAGTATTGTTATATTTGAATTGGATACTGCATTGTTTATTGATTTTGAATCGGCATACTCCTTTATTGTTTGTTGTGACTTGACTGGTTATTTCATCGTCTATGAGAACATCAATAAGCACATCGTTTAAAGTGTTCAAGTATTTATCATATACGATACAGTATACAGTTAGTTCATCGATGATATCTAATTTAGTGTAAGGAGTATATGCACATAATTGTATATCATGATAATGTATACTTCCAGTGTCATTCGAGGTACATGTGATTCTTGTTTCTTCATCGAAATTCAATATTAAACATTTATTATCTTCTAAAATAATATCGGATTCATTGGAAGAAATAATCTTATCACAATTAAATAACGGAATACATTTATAGATTAAATCATCTATTTGAATGATATACCAAAGTTTAGACAATATTAAGTCTTCACATGTCCATATATGGTTAATCGTTTGATTATATGATAAAAATGTTGTTTCTTTATCAAAAATCAGATCAGGGCTATTATACATATTCCACCTCTAGTTTGTTTGAGTATACTTTGTTAGTATTTTCTACTGTCCATATGAAACATTTATTTGATTTACCTGTGAATATTGCTCTTGATGTTGTAACTTCTAATTCAGAAGTACATTTCTTAACAGGAAATGATTCATTAACCATTAAGTTGCTTGCTAAAGTAATATTAACTGTAGAATTAACACCTAAATTAATGAATACATAGGGTATGCTCTCTACATCATTTAATTTTAAATCAAATTTACAGTAATCAATAATGCATGATTCTGCAACTTTTACAAATGCTAAAATATCATCTTTTAACATAGTTGCATCAGACAAAATAAAACTACTATTATATAGATCAACATTCTTACAATCACATACACTAACATTATTTGTGAAGACTGAATTTTTCAAAATAGCTTCTCCCCCTCTGATGATAGTATCAGTTACATCATAGATGTTACTATTTAATAGTTGTATCTGCCCTGAGTTTAAAATAGTTAAACCTGCATTTCCAGTGTAATCTAACGCATTTAAAATTAGTTCTGCATTATTATCTACGATGAAGCATGAATCAGGAATACTATTAACTATTGGAGTGCTAAACTCTATTCTCACGTCTCTGTTGACATAAATCAAATCATCAATATCAGTACCAGCATAATATATTGTGTCTGCACCATTTTCATCTTCAATAGCAAGTTTTAAATCTGATACATTATCTAATGTTTCAAAAACTACTTCATGTTTAATTGTCGTTGAATATGTTTCAATATAATCATTTCCATTAATATTTAATTTTAATTCGATATTGTCATAAAAATAATCTTCAAGATTTACAAAGAAACTAAAACAAGCATCAGCATACTCAGTTACTTCATAAATATTATTATTGACAATTAAACTAATTTTATTCTCATTGAATAATATTCCATCATTAATAAGATAATTATCATCAAATAAGAATTTAAAAGTTAATAATTGTTTTTTATCTTTTATAATCTTTTCATTAATAAGTATGATTGGTAATTCACTTTTTATCCGGATATAAGGAAAATAATATTTTTCAGTTTTACCATTCTGTGAAATATTCATTTCACTAGTATGCAAACCAGCAACACCAATATCTGAGGGTACACTAACTATGCCCTGCTCATTAGTAGTTTTAACTCCCTGTTCTGTTGTAACTAATATGTTAGATTGGGGGGTATCCGTTTTATCGACAAAAATAGGAGCAATATTAATCCCTTCATAAAAGGGCCTGATAACTGGAGTGAAGTATGGATTATATGTTAATTCTCTAATATCAGATAAAACATAATTTGTTGATAATTCCAAACCTAAAACAACATATTCAAGACCCGTACCTGAGATAGTAATAGTCTTCTCATAAATATTAACATTATAATCAGGTATATTACAGTCATAGATATAATATCCTCCAGTCCAAAGAGTATTTGAAATTTCAAAAGTGATACTATTACTGCTCTTTGAGATGATAATGAAATCATATGCAAACCAATAGTCCGTTGTATCTAATAAACGAGTGTCTAAAACATAATAATCAGAAACAGCTTTCCCAAAATGCTCAATAATACTATTTGAATCTTCAACTGTTAATAAATGAGAATTAAAACTCATAATTAAATCAACTCCCTAATCACAGTGCCAGTATGCTTATGGATTAAAAATTTACGATTCTCAACCTGAACAATAAAACCCGCTGAAGTTTTACGTAAAGTATTCAACCAATATTTGAAATCAATACTGTATTGTTCGTCTCTGTTGAATTGTTGTCTTAAACTACTAATAATATCCTGTTCGCTGAAATATAAACTTAAACCCATAATATATCCTCCAAAAAGAATTTATTATTTAGATATTCTTTATCAACAGTTTCAGCATAACCAATAAAAAGATAATCCTCTTCATGTTCCTCTTTCAAATATTGATTACGACTACTTAAAACATTTTTATTCTCCAGTAAATCATTGAAAAACACCCATAAATCAGCATTAGCTTTTAAGAAATCATTTGTTGATTGTTTGATTGTTAATTCAGTAATAATACGATTTCGCAAACTAATGTCTGATTCGTCTTCACGTCGGATTAAATTTAATTCTTGAGCATGCAGATCCAAATATTTCCCGGATGCAAAACTAACAAACAGATCTATTAAGTGATTGTCATACTTTTCTAAGTATTCCCCTATGGTTCCGTCAATCACTAGTCTACCTGGATTGTCTTCAGCCTGTAATGCTTCATTGTTTAATCTATTGATTATCTGTTCAGTATACATTTTTCTTTACGCCTCTATTTCTTGAGTGATTACTACCTCACCTAATTGTAGCACAGTATCCTCATCAGGAGTTAATTTGCTAAATTCTGATTCATTTGAGGTCATGTCTGTTACTTGCAATACTCCAGGTACTAATTCCAATGCAGTCATAATCAAGTATTTACTTAAATCCTGATTAATGTTTAAACCTCTGTAAGGTACACTATTGTATTCTCCACTATCGAATAATGCAGTTAATACATTATTAAATTCAGTTTCACTTATTGTGTCTGTTACAGATATAGTAACCTCTAAATTTACAGTTGTGTATCCTGTTTTCACTACTTCAAAACTTTGATTATAAACAAGATTTGATTCATTTGTATATGCACTAACTACCTGCGTGAACACAGCATCAGGGATAGGTTTATTTAAACCATTAACAATAACTTTCCCTGTTTTTGTTTCAGATGAAGTTAAATAAACATCATGCACTCCATCAACTTCACTACCAATAGCTTTATAATGGTCCTTACTTCCAAATCCATCTTTGTTTTTAACTTCTAATAATCGTTCACGGTATTCATCATCAGTCTCAGCATTACTGCCTCCAGTGCATCGTTCTAGATTAGTTACGCTTAACTGATTGTACACTTTTGTTTCAGCAAAAATAGTAATAGTATTTGCTTCAGCATTCGTATTTTCCCCAGGAACTTGAGAGTAAACAGGACAATCAACACTAGTTGCACCAATAGGAATAACTGCATCAAGATTGGTCACATAATTTAATCCAGTGTCACTTGCCCTTAAAATTGTACCGTATGGAACTTCAATTTGATAATCAACAGGCTCAGGTATGCTGAATGTTACTGTACCCCAAGCATACGAACCTAAGCTGCGTGGAGCATTTAAGTCTACTCCAAATAAGTCTAGGTATCGTCCATAGCTTGTTGATAAAAAACAAACTTGGAGTATTTGCTGGTCGTTTTTTTCTAAATGGTAAATGTCTGTTGCTATTGCTTCAAGTAGATTCCTTATTTCTGAACCTTCGTTAAAATCTGTTATGTCTGTGTCAGGGTATTTTTCATTGAAAGAATCGATCATCATTTGAACAAAATTCTCTCTGTCAAGTGCTTCTCCTGTGATTGTGTAAAATGCTTCTGCCATGATTATACCTCTATTATATTGTTAACCTCATTATTTTCATTGATTGTTATAGATGCGTCTTCACCTAAAACTAGATTGTATTCTACTATTTCATTAGATGAAATAGGAGTGATATTTAAAGTAACCTTAACTTCGTTGATACTAATTTTATCAACAGTTACTCCTAAATTTTTAATTCTATGTTCTTGTTTCAGAATAGATTCAATTTCAATACGAATATATTCATGTATTGTTGGATGATTTAAATCCCCCATATGCTCGAATAAGTTACCACCATACAATCCATAAAACATATTATAAGTATCTAAATCTGCTCTTAAACGATTATAGATTGCTTGACCAAGATTAGAAGTACTTTTAATAAGTTCAAGGTCTCCATTAACAAAATTCCAATCTTTATTAATATCTGTACCATATCTGTCTTTCATATAAATAATCCTCACTTTTTATATTCCTTTTCCGCCAGTCCATTTATTGATTACACGTGCTCCGCTTGGACGACTAAAATTGAAATACCAATTATTTCCACCGTTCACACATGGTTTAGGGTTAGTAACATATGTTCTATATGGGAAATCTTTCCAAGTTCCATCTGCTGCTTGATAACCTGAGCTTCTATGATTACTTGCAGCACTTGTCGCATAAGTCCAAATAATAGCATTCACACCTCTAGCTTTCAACTCTTCATATACTAATTCCGCGAAAGCCCAACAGTCCCCATGTCCTGCTTTTTTCATACCAGAATATGATGACACACCACGACCAAGACTATAACGATATTTTTCACAGATGGCTGCTACTTCTTTGAATATTTGGTCAGCAGACCCTGATGTTGTACTTGTATTTGATGTGCTTGTAGTACTTGTTGAATTAGTAGTGTTTGCTTTGAATGCTTGATTATAAGCATCCTCATAAGATTTAACAGCATTACTATATACACTATAACTAGATGGAAACGGATTTAATGTTAAAGTAGCGAATAATCCATTACTATCACATTTCACTACCATTTTCTCCACATAAAAACGATTTTTCAAATAAGATATACCACGATTCACTTTGTAGGTTGGTAAAATCTTAAAAATTTTTTCTAAGTTCTTTAACTTAAAATCTGAGGGTAATTCAATCCATAACATTTGATTAGTATGCAATTGTTTAAAAAGTGGATGATTTAATGGTAATTTAATCTCAAAAGACAATAAGTCACGGACACTGTTACTCATTGCTTCTAATGCTTTATTATAAGTAGCAGTTTCATCGATTACAGTTGTAGTAGCATTAGAACCATCAGTAGCAGTACTCGTAGAAGATGATGTTGATGTGACAGTTCCACCATTCTGATTATTAAACTGACCATTAACTATTGCATCACACTGTTTACCCCAGTCGGCAGTACTTAATGGTGCTGAATTATTACCAGTTGGCCAGAGATTAACATAAGACAAAATATCCTTATTCTTAACAAACATATCATGCCTTGTAATTGATTTATCCAAACCAATATCCCCATAATACCAATCATGAGAATACGATTGTTTACGGCTCATCTCAATATCCCCACGAACCCACGTAAAAATAGCGTGACTATAATGATATGCTCCTCTACGCATATTATTCACAAAATCTTGATGAGTACCACAGCAAATACCATTGCAGACGAATATTCCTATATGCCCTTTACTGCTACTTCTTAATCCATTGTTTTGTACAACACTAGGTCCAACCCCCAAGTCATTTACAGTGTGCCCGGCTGCTCTTAATTTGTTAATTAATGTTAAACGGTAATGTGGTACTATTCCGTTATCTTGTCCGACATCGAAGATTTTTTTACCTGACATTAGTCCTGAGGCATTATTTGTTGATGGATTAGTGTTAGTTCCATTTTGCACACTGATAGCATTAGCATCAGTAGTAGTAACTGGATCTACCATACCAAAATTTGACCCGAAATAAAAAGTCAAATCATACCATTCATCATAGTAACCATTTGCATTACTCTCATCTTTGGATTTTAAGGATACAGCTGTAATAATATTGGTGGTATCAAAACCGTATTTGTATTCTACTAAATCTGAGTGTACTAATTTTATTCCTTGACTTAACCATTTGTTAATGTCAATGGGGTCTATGTGACATATTCCTGATGGGTCAAACCAAACATCAATAGGGTATTGGCCTTTTTTAGCAAAATTAGTGATTATATCAATAATACTATCATAACCTAAAAGATCACCTGTTTTTTGTTTAAATGGATTATCTCCTTTTAAAGCAAGGTTAAATTGTAGATTATCATAGTCTTCAATTGGATGTAAACCAGATAATAATCTTGCATGCCTATGTCTTCGTTCATCAGTTATTGTTGGCAGCGTTCCTTTTCCATAGAATGCTGGAGAGATTAAAGCATATTCTAATATGTCATATACTCTCCATTTATTAGCTTCGCCCATCAATCTTCGTTTACTGAGGTATTGTCTTCTACCGTCTTGGCATTGATAAGTATACAAACCAGTCTTTCGGTCATAATCCATACTTAATATACGGCCACCAAAATTCTCATGATAAGGCGATGTAATATATACCCACCATCTACCTCCAGTTAAATCTATTTCATGGTCACTTGTGAATTTAGCTGTTTTCACTCTCCCATCTGTTTCAGTAATTTCATAATTAGTGAAACGCTCGTCATTAGCATTCTTTGGTGAAATAGATATGTTCCAGTCAATAGTATCATACGAAATAGTGTTTTCTTTATTAGTTTTTGCAGATGTTACTCCGGTGTAAATATGTGTTTCCATGAATCCTCGATTAGGACCAGGAATAGTATAATTACCTGGAGCAATAGTAGTAATTGACTCAATATCTGGAGTAACATGTACCGTATTAGATGCAGATGAGGGATTATGAGTAGTATCACCATCATACCTTGCAGTTAAAGTGTAATCTCCTGCTCCTAAACGGATGTTTAATTTAGCTAATCCATTACTATCCGTATGACGGATATAAGGCACTCCATTAATAGTTAACACTACATCACAATCAACACGATTATTAAAAGCATCATAAACAGCACATTGATATACTGATGTTTCACTAGCTTTTTTCGTAACATTAATTCCTTCAATTCGTGTTTCTGATTTCACAATTACATCAACACGAATACTCACAGCACTATAAGTTTCATCACCTTCAAAATGTATACTAGTCGGGTACACACCAGGACGAAGATTAATATTCAACTTAGCATAACCCTCATTATCAGTATTCCTGATATAAGATACTCCATTGATAGTAAACTTAACAGGTTTACCTGGCAAACCACCATTATGATATAGTTGAGCTTTCAACTGGTCACTTGTACCATAAGTCTTAACCAAACCATTACTAATCAACAAAGTACCTTGCTTATCAGTAACCTTAACAGTAACATTCCTTGTGAAACCATTATACTCACTATTACCTTCAAAAAAGATAGTACAAGGATAAGTACCAATACCAAGATTAATGTTCAAAGAAGCAACACCAAGATAATTACTATTACGAGTATAAGTCACACCATGAATAGTGAATTGAACAGGCAAACCAGATAATTCTAATCTACCGGCTTCCTCATCATCATACAATTCAACATGTAAAGGGTCAGGTGTACCATAAACCTTAGTTAAATCAGAGCAAACCACAGTAATATTCTTTTTAACCATATTATAGTTCTCCCGTCATAGACTTATACTGATTATAGAAACCTTCATACTCATAACTATCAGCAACTAACGCAGATATTGTTTCCTTATCACATTTACCTTGTTTAGACTCACCTAAACCAAACATTGCTTGAAAACTAAAAATATCACTTTTCATCTGATTATCCCAAACACCAGTAGGTACACGTGGCTTAAAATCAGGACCATCATCAGTAGCAATAACAACAATACTTCCTTTATCATCAACAACATAAGGATACCATGACCCTTTCTGTTGCAATTTCTGCTGCAAAGCTAATATTGCTTCTTTAGGACTATAATAATCAATTTCACTATATTTAATTAAAGTTTGGTCAATACTGGATAAACTGGAAGTTTTATTATTAAACATTGACTCAAATGACAATGAATTCTCATAATACTGCTTAAACCGTAACTTCCACTCCGAACTATAAGTAGTAACCTGAGACTTACCCTTAATACTCATAACATACTTACCATTCGGAATAATCATCGCATCAGTAACAACAGAAACAACAGTATTCCATTTATCCCATTGCCGTAGATAATCTATAAAAGAACGGCCATTATAATAATCATTCTCACGAATATCAACAGAAACCTCAAAATCAATACCATCAAAACCACTATTAAAAAAGAAAGTAGGCGAATTCATCTCATTATTATCATACAATAAAGTAGTCTCCTTAACATTAGAACCAGTATTAGCATCAAAACCAGATGTAGTGATAACTCTTAAAGGGACTTTATTAACTTCAAAATAACCCATAAATATCAGACCCCATACTTACTCGTATTTCTACCAGCCGTCTCATTATTCCAAGACAATTCACGAACAATAAAATCAAGAATACGCTGTAATTTTTCTTCATCATCAGTGTCACCATAATGATTTAATGTGATGGATCCATTACCCAGATTATTATTTGCAGAGAGTAATGCGATGATTCGAGTTAATAATTCGATAATACTTGAATTAGTACCGCTCTTGTTGGATGTTATTTTATCTAATTCAATACTGTATTGTAAATTAGGTGCACCCCATTTATTCACCATATTTCTACCAGTTTGTTGAATAATATCTGGTAACCTTATATGTCGAGCAACGCTTTCCATTGCAGTGATTTCCCCACTGAATGCATCATACATGAAACCTGGACTGTTTTCACCAGAACCCCATTTCCAGAATTGCACCATTCTTTCAGCAGCTCTTCGTATTTGGTCTACGATTTTGTTTAACCAGTTCACTGCTTGATTGTACATTGCTTGTAATTCTCCAGCTAATGCTCCAGGCAATGCTTTGATTCTACTGATAAAACCGTTCACCGCATTTGCAGCTCCAGTAGTGAATTGTGATACCATTCTAGATATGAAGTTTATGACATTGCTGATTACATTTTGTAGTATTCCACCGATAGTTGAGGGCATACCATTCATATTACCAATTAATAAAGCGATTGCACCGATTCCACCAGTTGCCATTACGAATAATACTTCCGCAACTAATGGTGCATAAGTATTGAATGCTTCGACTACACTATTCCAAGTGTCAGATAACCATGTAAATGCTCCGCCGAGTATTTCGGAGATTGTAGTTGCTCCACTTGTTAACCAGTCAACAGTGTTTTGCCATGTTTCAGTTATTGTATCTGATAACCAAGTGAATGTACCCGTAACACTTTCAGATAACCATGTAAATGCTCCATTAACACTATCAGAGATGGATTGAGCACCATTATTAAACCAATCAACAGTATTCTGCCAAGCACCCTGTAACCATTCGAAAGCACCAGTTAAACTATTATAAATCGTTTCACCAACACCCCATAATGCTTGGCCTAACCCATCTATAGCATTCCTTACATCTTCATTAGTATAATATAAATACCCTAATACTGCTATCAAAGCAATAATAGCAGTGACAACTAATATAATAGGATTCATTGACATTACTAAGTTTAAGAATTCTTGAGCGAAAGCAGCTGCCATTGTTGCAATTCTCTCCGCAACTAAAGCACCTTTAGCAATTAACCATCTACCTGCTGCAATCATAGCTTCAACACCCGACTTGATTAATTTAACAGTAAACTTACCCAGTTCCACCGCAGCAGTTTTCACAGCACTACCCACACTTTTCACAGCATTGAATAATGTAGAACCTAACCTTGTCGCAGCATTTTTAGCAGCAGTACCAATATCAATCAAACCTTGTTTTAAAGCATTAAACTTACCTGTAAAATCAATATTACGGATAGCGTTTCCAATACTAGAAAGTTTATCTCGAGCATTACTTGCCCATTCCGCAAGTTTAGTTTCCTTAATTGCATTGATACCTGTAGCAATCTGACCCAAACCAATTAATGCATCAGTAACTGGAGATGCGAAACTACTAGCAGCAATAGTCATACCCACTAAACCATTAGTACTTTCATCTAATTTTAAAAGGAAATCCATTCCTGCTTTAGCACCTTCTTGAAACATTCCACCGAGAGTGTATCTTCCTCTTTCAATCATTCCATTGAAAGTTTCCAATTTATTATTATAAGTGTCCATTGCACCCATACCACCCCAGTGTTCAGCGTTAAGTGCTTCGGCTAATGCTTTACTTCTTTCCTGAACAGTAGTAGCCTCTTTCAACTTATCAATATGACCTTGCAAGATAGGTGATCTCTCAAGTTCGGCGGTATTCCCTGCAAGTAAGTAATTGGTCATATCTTGTTGTGCTTCAGTTGCAGATTTACCATAATATGACATTGCACTGAAGTAATCTGTAGCAGAATTAGCCATACTACGGAGATTATCAGCAGTTAATGATGAGTCTTTTGCAGCAGCACTTGATAATAATCCTTGTAGTGCAGTATCATCCCCAGGCAATTGAGCGACAATTTGATTTATCTCACTCATTTTCTGCCTGGCAAGTTCTGCATTACCTACCGCATTTTCCAAGAATTTGAAGTTGGTTTCTTGTTTCCCTGCTGATGCTAGTAGATTTCCGAATTGTTGGCCTACTTCCATTGCTGAGTTTTTTATCCTACTGAAACCATCGGCTATTTGTTCAAGACTTTGCATTGCAGATTGATTGTTTAATTGAACATTAATCTCATCTGCTTCAATAGCATCTTTTTTAGATTGTAATTCATCTAATTTATACCCTTCAACTTGCAATTGAATATCAATCTGTTCTTTTTTTAACTGTTCCAATTCGTTTTCAGCAGCTTCAACCTCAGCATCATCAACATCAACACGAACTTTTAAGTCATATAATTTAGTTTCTGCTTCTTTCACTTTCTGTGTAGCAGCGTCTAATGCTTGAGTATCTGCCTCAAACTTCATTTGGATTTTCTGTTGTTTTAAATTATTAACTTTTCTTTCGGTTTCATCAAGTGCCTTGTCTACTTGTGTTTTAACCGCTACATCCAAGGTTACTCTTTTATTATTAGCTGCCATTATCAACCTCCTGTGGTAAGTATTGCCTTGTTTTTACTGTAATACTTATCACGTTCGTTTTTCATTATAATTATTGCATTTTTTTGCAGATTAGTTAAATCATTCATGTTACCATTGTTTAACTGGTATCCTGCTATGTGGAGTTGGGTTAAATGGTTTAACTCACCATTTTTATAATCTAAAACCCCGCTAATTCATTAATTGGTTGTTCTTGTTTTTTTTGTGTTTCCAAGTCAATACCACTAATATCACATATTTTATAGGATAAGTCTAAAACTACACCCATTGGTAGTTTTTCTAGGATTTCTGTTTCAAATGATGATTCATCAACATTGAATAATGCGATTTTTAATAATTCTAAATCAAAAGTAGTTTCAGGATCTAATTTAACTATTTGCCCGATATGTTGTGCTTCTTTACTAGTTATTGGTTTAAGTTTCACTTCAACAGTCAAATCACTGTTAGGATATTCGAATTCATAGGGAATTAAAGCTTTTGTTCCTTCGGTTATTGCCTGTTCCAATGATACGATTTTTTGTGCTTTCTCATTAATCTCCATAAAACATCATTTCCTCAAAAATTTTTTGTTTAAAAAAAAAAGCATCATCTCCCCATTCATAAAAAAAAATATAAATGGAAAGTGATGCTCATATAACGTAAAAAAAATGTTTTTTAATATTTGATTTCTTCACCGTTAACCCATTCTTTCATGGATGTTCCTGTGAATGATAAGTTTTCAACAGTGTTATTTTCCATGTCCATAGTGTACTTCTTATCACTAAGTACACATTTATAAACAGCGGTTGTAACTCTAAGCTGTCCATCGATACTGTCTTTTCTTTCAATTATAGTAATCTTTTTTGGTGTCTTAATCATAGATAACAATAATGTTTCAATCGCTTTATAATCTTCAATTTTACCGTATCTTAACTTATCAATACTAACATTCCAGGTTACAGTGTCAGAACCGTTTGGTACTGGACCATCAAAAGTAGGTGTTGGTTCCGCGTGGCTTATATCAGGAGATACTTCTGCTTTATTAGCATAACCTAAGTGTATTGTATCAATATAAATGTCTTTTGCTCTTGTTGCCATGTTTATTGCACCTCGATACTGTAATGAACTATAACTTTAGTGATTACATCATTGAATACTAATTTTTCTAAAACAATCTCTACACAGTTGCTTGAAGATTTTTTCACACTGTAGATAATGTCTTCTAATAATTCTAAATCAGTAACACACTCTTCCCTAACATTTTCCGCAATTGATGCTGCGAATTCTAAATCGTTTGAGCCGATTGATTCTCCGAGTAATCTTTCTGCTTCTAAACGATTAACTACATAATCCCTTACACGATTAATGTATAAGTCTAATTCATCGGGTAATTTACTATTTACACAAATGTATTTCTGAGATAATCTGTCACGTGCACGAATGAATGGTACATTTAATTCTAAGAGTTTTGCTCCGATTTCTCCAGCTTCAGTACTATAATTTGGTGAAACACTATTGATTAATGGTATTTCTTTAAATGTTAATGATCTGTTGACTGGTAAGCTTGCAATGTATCCCGCCATTAATGCTGCTGATTGGTTTAAGGATAAACCATTATATGCTTGTGTACACATCCAGTACACATGTTTTTTGAATGTTGCAATACTGGTAGTATAAGCAGATGCAGTACTTTTTTGTAATTGTGCAACTTGACCATGAGCGAATTTGTTTTTAAACTCAGCAGCTAACCAAGTAGATACAATGGTTTGTGCTGCATCAGTGAGTTCTTCCGCAATAAATAACATGTCAAATACTTCATCTTTCAATAAAGTTAATGCTGCTTGTAACTTATCATTTGTTAAAGTAGTTTCTGCTGTAGGATTATCACCAGTAGTGTATGTGGTGATATTTGCTACAAGAAGACTTGAAGCTCCATAAAATAATTCATCAATTGCATCAGTACCTTTGAAAGCATCTACAGTTCCAGTAGTACCGAATATTTGATGAGCAATAGTTTCGTTTTGTACTAAAGTCAAATCAGTCACTTCACTATCGAAAGCACCAATAACAGCTATTCTTGATGCCATTCCTGGTGTAACTTCGTTCACAGTAACTGAGTCTTCGATTACATCAATATCTGGTTCGATTGCCATATTTTTTATGCTCCTGCATTAGTTTGTTTAAATTTAGTAAATTCTTTTTCAAAATCATTCTCTGATTTGATAGTGATATTATTATTAATAACATAATACTTGAAACCAGCTTTTAAACTGGCTGGTATTTCCATTTCGTTTAATTGTGATTGGAAATCATAATTATTTTTAGTTTCTGTTTTAGGTTCAGATTTTTCATCTGTTTTTTTCTTAGCCATAAAAATATTCTCCTTAGTATAAGTTATGTGATAATTCAAAAGTACCCATCACACCCCATTTTTTCTGTATAGGTTGTGTCATTACTCTGCTTGATGTGATGATCGTGTCATTCACTATTCTAGGTAGTTCCCGGAATGAGTAATTTGTAGTGAATTCCTGTAATAAGTAATCATGTATTTCACATGCTTTACTGTAGGAGTGGTTGTTTGCTCCTTTAAAGTAGTAGATGATTATACTGTTTGCCTTGGTGGGTTTACAGTAATCAAATGTTGGGTCGTATTCAATATTATTTATATAGACATCACAGGTTGGTTTTTTTCCGAATGTTTTTAGTATGGATTCGTTGAATCCTGTGTTGACTTTACTGAATAACGGGTTGTTTTCATCATCTGTTATTGTAGATAGGTTTTCTTGTAACCATTCACTGATTGCTTGTGCGAATTTGAATTCAGGTTTTGTTTTTCCTGATACGCAGAATTTATATTCTACTTCTGGTTCTACTTCAGTATACTCATTGTTTTGTTGTGTCATTTATACATCGCCACCGTTGCTTCTAATCCATGCTCCATGAAATGATAACCAGGGAAACTATGATGGCCTTCATCAACATATGGAGCATACTCAACCATAGTATAAGCCTCTACCACACCACCTGAATTGGTTTTAGATGCAATATTGGATTGTATACTGTCATGTAAGTTTCCAGTTACCCATCCATGACGAGGATATAATTGGTCCTGAATATTGCCTTGAAGATTCAAAGCAACTTCATTAAGCATATCTTCAATCATTCCAGAATCTTCAATATATAAATTGATGAAATCATTAATTTCGCCCATTTAGAAATATCTCCTACGATGTCTTTTCTGATTATAGGATAATGCTTTACCATACCTGACAAGACTATGAGCTACCTGTTCATCTTCCTCAGCACAAGTATTCCAATAAGCATCCATATAATCATCTAATAACTCTTTGGCTTTAATATACCACATGTCAAAATTCACTTGGTAATCATCACCATTAAATAATGCTCCATAACAATCAGATGCACTGTAATAGATTGCTACTGTTTTAATGGTTGATGAAAACTTTTCAGGGTCAGGTAATGGAACATTCTTTGCTCTTAAACGACCATGAATCCAACCTGTAGAATTAGTGATTGCGGTTTCAATGAGGTTAGTTTCAATTGTATCTGATACATTGTCTCCGAAGAGAGTAGTAATGTCTTCAACAGTACAGTAGAGTATAGGGTTTTGAGTGTCATCAGATGAAGTTTCATCTGATATGACTTCATCAGTATTTATTGGAGTTTCAATGAGTTCTTCATCTGACATATAAAAATCCACCTTTTTTTTATGATGCGTCTTCTAATGCTTTGATACGACCGAGAATAGTATCTGCGGTTGATTCATCACCAATTGCATCTTCCAGGTCTTTAATGTCTTTTTTGATTTCAGTATCATCATAAGCAGGCACAGATGAATTTTGTAACTCTTCAATCATTCTTAATAATCTTCTGTTAATATCGGTTTGTGTACCGCTTAACACATTATAAGGTTCTACCATAAATATACGAATCCTCCATTATTTTTTATTTAAAAAAGATTAAAAAAAATATGTAAAAGGATTTTATTTTAGTTTCCTTTCACAATTAAGAAACCGTTACTGTCTCTCATATTCAAGTTGGATTCAACCCAAATGTAGTAATCGACAGTTTGTGGTCTGCCAGTTTCTTCTTCTTTAACATTAATGAAAGCTGGTGGGATAACAGTACCATCTTCAGTAGTGGTGATACCATCATTTTCTAATGCTTGTACAATGTTATATTCAGGGTCAGCATATTTTTCGATAGTTGCACCAGGGTTAGCACTATCAAAGAATGCCATATCTCCATCCTGTATTTTATGTGATGCAATATAATTGAAGTTTGGAGTGTAATCTTCTTTCCTTAATGCTTTCTCGATTGCTAATTTGTCTGCTCTGGAAACTAATGCACTGTTTGGTGCGTAACCAGTAGCATTGTCATTGCTATCATATCTCATTTCATCATCAATGGTTAATTCGTTTTCGATGATGTTGGAAGCAGAAGTCCATGCTTTTAAGGTTGCAGTTGATTGTCTTCCGCCTGTGAGAATAGCTTGTGAATATTTTTCTTCAAAGAAGTCTGCGATTTTAACAACAGATGCATTGTAGAATGATTCTAATTGAGAATCGTATCTGCCTCTTTGTTTGTCACGAGTATTTGCGTGGTACATGTAACCTATTGGTAAGGTTTGTCCACCGACAGTTTGACCTTGTCCAAATTTGATTTCGTTGAAATCAATACCGTTATTGGTGTAGACTGGGTCTCCGACTTGGATGTCTCCGTTTAAGTAGTTAGTGAATAATCCAGTGGGGTTTTGTTCAACTGGTAATAAGTTTAAGAATTTTAATGCTTGGTAAATTCTTTTTTGTACGTATATTTGGTCATTCTGTACTTTATCGTCGAATACAGCTGGTAATCCATTAAATGCCATATAAATTCAATCCTCCATTTATTGTTCTATTTTAATCCGATTGTGATTTTATCATCGGTAGTTTGTCCAATGAGACAAATTGCATCGGATGCGGTTGTACCTGATGATGCGGTTTTCTTCCATCCATCAGCACTCCATTCTACATACATTCCTGCTTTGATTGCTTCAGATGCTTTTGCAGAAACAGTTCTAATGTCAGCGAATACAGATTCAACACCACAGTTTCTGAGCATTCCAGCAGATTTTGCTTGAGCTTCAGTGTATGCAGTGGTTGGATCTATATCATATTCCGGATGGTCATGTGCAAATCCAATTATTACACCATTGTTTCCGGTTGCTTTTGCAACAAATGGGGTTTCCCCATCGTCTCCGATGATTGCTAATTCGTCACCTTGTTTTACTGGTGCGGCGAGTGAAGGTTTGGTGCCGTCACCAGTTACACTTACAGTTTCTACGATGCTTATTGCACCTTCAACTGCTTTTGCAGGGAATGTAATCCCTTTGAAGATATTTAACATAGTATTCATGTCCTCCATTTTTTAGTTTTTAAGATATTTTGCTATACGTTCAGCGGTACCAGTTGGGATACTTTTCCTTTTGGGTTCTGTTTCCACTATTGGTTTCGCATCACGGTATAAGTCTGAGAATGTTTCGGGGTCATTTAAGCATAGTTTTAATGCGGTTTCCCTTTGTTTTGGGAGTATGACTCCTTTTTGTATGTAGGTATCGACTGTAGTTTCTGCTTTTTCTTTTTCTAGTTGTTCGACTGTTGCGAGCATTTTTTGGTATTGTTCGTTTTGGTCGAGTCTTGCTTGTACTTCTTCGTTTAGTTTGTCTACAGTGTCATCTACGCTTTGTTTGGTTGTGTCGATTTCTTTTTCAAGTTTGTGTATTTTATCGTTTTTTTCTTGTATGATGTTTTCGTATTTGTTTTTGATTTCTGTGAAATCGTTTTCTTCATTAGTTTTTTGGGCTTCTTCTAGTTTTTGTTCTAGTTCAGCTATTCGGGTTTTGTATTCTTCTTCATTCATAGTACTAATCACCTTTTTTTAAATTATTTCAATTATAGAAATAAACATGAAAAAATAAAAAATATTAATTTGTATTATAACTTGGTTTTTTTGATGAGGATACTAACTAGAAAATGAGTTATTTAAAAAAATGTTTATAGTCCTATCAGGAGTCGAACCTGAATCGATGCATCCAAAGTGCATTATGATTGCCATTACACCATAGGACTAAAAAAATAGATAAAAATAGAATATTTTATAATTTAGCTGAGATATTGCCTTTATTGTCATATACCTCTCCAACAGTTTTGCCTTTAAAAGATTTACAAATACTTACAGTTTGAAAAGTATTCTCAGGGGATATTAATAATAAATTAACCCCTCCTTTAAATTCAAAAACATTAAAAGGTTTCATAGATAACTCTCCGGATTTAGTTTTAAATGGAGATATTTGGCTTTTTTCAGTAACTTCCGTATAAGTACCTTCAACAGATAAATCCAAAACCTCCCTAGATAAATCTAAATCTAACTCGAATTGGTTTAGTATATCTTCAACAGTCATCATAATATCTTAACCTTCTTATAATATTAATTTATCATTCGCTAATTATATATTTAACCATTTTTTAACAAGTTTATACCTATTAGGATTTCTTTCAATCATTTCTGAGGCTAATTGGTCTCTCCGGTAGAATCCTCTTTTAGCATTCTCATCAGGAACTTTAACCTTGCTTAATTGGGAAACTAATTCTAAGTCAATTCCTTTTTCATAAGAGGTAACAGATGCAAACATTTCTGCAAAATCTTCTGTAAAATCTGTTCCCCCATAATAAGATGCATCTTGTTTTTCAAAACCATTTTCTTTTTGGAACTCATAATCTTTTTGAGTAGCCTCATAATACTCTTTTAACAGTTCATGCCCAGTTATTCCTTGATATTTTCCATCTTTAAGATTATGATTATAATCAAAACAATGTGCCATTTCATGATGGAGACTATGCTCAATTCCCTGTGAAGGGATTATATCAGTAACTCCCCTCCTTTGCTTTTGATCAAAATCTATTTTTTCAGTTTCAACAGCATTCTTGTAAATATTAATATGATGTTGATTATACTTATCAGGAATTGCCATACCATTAGCCATATGATGTTCAACACCAAATACAATTGTACCTACAGTTTCTTTTAATACAACTGGAGATTCCTCATACATTCTAACTAAATCTTTCAAGTTATAAAATTCTTTACCATTGTTTGTATAATCAATATAATTCATACAATTGGTTTCATCTTTGAAAAATCTAAGAGTACAATTATTTTTTGGGTCATAAAACTCAAAAGTTTTCCCTCCAATATGGTCATAAGATTGCCCGTTAGGATTATATTTAAACCCAAAGAAGTCAGCTATTTCTTCATTGGTTTTTAATTTACTGAATCTTTCTTTATCAAATGAGTTTTCATTAGTTGCTTGTTTTGATGTAGTAGGTTTAACCTTATTATCAACCATTGGTTTATTCTCAACTGGTGGTAAACTAGGGTCTTTAAAGAACCGTACACCACACATACAATTCGGATGCCTTGGAGGTAAATGCTCCAAATCAGTAATCGGATAAACTTTACCACAATCCACTTTACAAACATCACAAGGATTACCACCACACTTATACTTATAAGCATTTGCTCCACGTTCTAATGCTACTACATAATTACTGGTGGTTTGTGCTCTTTTGATTTCAGTACGGGCAATACAACGGGCTCTTTTATTGTTAATCCCATCCAAGGTGGATTCTATTTCACTGGCTACCCTTGTATGACTTAACTTACCATTACGGTAACCATGATTTACTATGTCTCTGACGCCATTCTTGACATCGTCACCAACATCAGTAATCAACTCACCAGTAGTATTACGAATAATAGTCTGCATTAAAGCTTTCTGAGCAGGTCGACTAAAACGTACATCATTAGTAGCAGAAACAATCAACTCCGTTAAAGTCTCATTGAAACCACCAGCATCAAGTGGGTTACCAATACTATAATCTTTTGTTTCATTCAAGAAACCTTCCAAATCATTATTATTACGGTAAGCATTACTATAAATACTCTTCAAATCCTCAAAATAAGAATCAGAATACTTAACACCAACTTTAATGAGCTTATCAACTGAAACCATAACTAAGTTACCTCATTAAGTATATCATCAGTCAAAGAAGCACCATCAACACCACCATCCAAAATATTATCCAATATCTCCGTTGTACCAGTATCATCAGGTGTTGGTGGTAAATCAAACTTCTCACCCAACGAGTCCATATCAGGTTCCTCATTCACATACTGCAAACCAGTCTCCTTCTTAAACAATAAAGCAATACTATCATGAACAGTTTTATTTTCAAGGTCCACAACCCCTTTCTCCATTAATGGATTGAGAATATTAAATAACTTTTCCAAATCACCTGATGTGAATTTATCAAAACTAATAGTCGGAGCTAATGATATATCACCGAAATTCCATTCAACAATACGATTAATCACCTGTCTCTGAAAACCATTAGCATTCTCTTCTAACAAACCATCAAAGACAATACTACCAAACTCCAATTGAGTCTGAGACTGAGCATAAGTACCAGTCTGCGAATTATCCCCCAACAGTAAATTACCTAGGTAATATCGACGGAAAATCTCATTATCTTTACGCTGCAAAGTACTAAAGAACGTCTCACCACGATGAGAACTTTCAAGGACACCTAACTCATCATTTAACCCTACAACAATACGAGTATCACCACCCTCAATATCCATCAAAGCACCCAATATTGCATCCCTGCTAGTTGGATCATCAGTCTTACCATACACTACAGGGTTTTCATGTTGCTCCAGGAAACTCATTAACCAATCATTAATATTCATCTTATCCTCAACAATTGGTTTGAAATCTAATAGTAAACCATTACCTTGGTCTTCATCGAAGCTTGCATTGAAAGTGTATTTTAAGATTTTGTTGATTGGAATATCCACCTCGACTTTATCCCATTCCTGGTGAATATGTGTTAGTTCACCGTCTTTGTTATAAACGAATGGTTCGTTTTGTAAAGTTTTAATATGGATAGGGAGAATGTTTCGGACATATAGTCTACCGTCAGCGTCTACATCGTAGATGATTTCATGTTCACTATGGCCCCAGAGTATTGCTGTGATTTGTTGTTTCACAATTTCGTTTAATTCTGTTTCCATGTTGAATAGCATGTTGTGTATGAAATCGTAGACTTGGTTGTCGGTATCGTTTTCATTGGCTACGAGGACCCATTGTTTGCTGGATAATACGTATTTGAGTATGTCGAAACCTGTACTGACTTGTGTGTCTTTTAGGATTTTGCGTCCGGTTTCGTAGTCAATATGGTCTTCCTGTAGTTTTAAGCTTAATCTGTTAGTTTTTGTTTTTGTGTATCCGACATTACTGTTGAAGCTGTTTCTTTTGAATAATCCTTTTAATCCTTTCTTAATATCGTTTATTAATGACATGTTATTATAGGCTCCTTCTTTTTCTTTTTCCACCAGTAGTGATACGGTTTCCGTTTCCTATTTCTTTTAGGTATAGGTATCCATATGCTAATGCGTCTACTATATCGTCATGTTTTCCGTTTGGGAATGATTTTAATTCGTTTAGTAGTGTTTGTCTTTTATCATCGTCGTTGATTAGGATGTGTACTTTTCCGTCGTAGATTGCATTGGCTAATGGTGTTGCTCTGTCGGCTTTGGTTCCGATTGGTTCTGATTGTCTGGTGGGGTAACCTTTTAAGTATGATTTGTATTCTTCGTAGAGTAGTTTGGCTGCTCCGCCTTTTGTTCCTGGTTCTAGTAGTATTTTGTATGCGGGACTGTCTTGGCGTGCAGTGTTTTTTATATGGTCTTTGACATTGTTTCCGTATTGTCCTCTTTCGTAGTCGAATATCCAGTATTGGTCTCCTGGTGTTTTTAGCATGGGTGCTCCGACGGTGTAGTCTCTTTCGTCTCCGAGTGTATCATCACTTGATGCTATATCCCATGAACGGCATCTGCCTATGGCGTAGTCATCGAATTTTGTTTCGAAATGTAGATTATCTGTATGGAAAAAATCACTAGACATATCTAATGGCTGCTGCTGATACAAACTTTGGAATAACCTTTCACCCATTGCCTGAGCTTGTTTTTGTAAATATTTCAAAGAATATCTGTCAGGCCATAAAGGTTTATTGTTCTTTTGAATAGCAGAAAATTCTACAAAGGTATAGTCTTCACTTTCATTTTCTTTTAAATAACCTTGTAAATCATTAGTATGCCATCTAGTGTGTAATATGATAAGTTTAGAATGTGGTTCAAGTCTTTGCAGGATAATAGTTTTAAACCAGGTAATTTTTTTCTCAAGTAATGTTGGAGTAATATCATCTACTCCTTTGTAAGGGTCATCAATAATAAGGTAATCTGCATCTTGTCCTGTGATAGATCCACTTGCACCAACTAATCTTATGCTGCCTTTACAGAGTGTTCCATCTCTACGTTCAAACATTAGGTGTGTGCTTGAATGTTTTACATCAGATAAGTGAACATTGAATAATGGTCCATATTTTTTCACATATTCTCTAAGTCTTATCCCGAAGTTTTCAGATAAACTTGCTTCGGCATTAACAATTAATATTTTTGTATCTGGATTTTGGAAGATTAACCATAATGGAAATGCTAATGTCACCATTGAAGATTTACTATGTCTTGGTGGCATAGCAACACATAATTTATTGATTTTATTTTCATAAACATCAGTTAGTTTTTCAGCTAATTTTTTTATGTGTGGAGTTTTGACTTTGCTATCTTCATAATCTGAAGCAACATATACTTTATAGAAGGGATATAAATTTTTAGTTACTTCTTTCATCTTCTTCTTGGAAATCAATTAAAGCATCCTCTATAATATCTTCATCAAATAGTTCTTCAAAATTAAGTGCATTATTGATGTTAATTTCAGATTTTTCCAATCCACCAAGTTTAGCTATTACATTCATGACTGTTGGCATTAGTTTAATTCTTTGTTCTGGAGTTAACTTTTGAACATCTTCATCCATATTTTTAGATAATAAAAATAGTAATTCCTTTGATTGTTTTTCAGCATATTGGATAGCAATAGTTTCTTTTATTTCCTCTTTTTCAGCTAATAGTTTTTTCTTTTTACAGTTTTCGATGTATTCTTTATTATTAATATAAAAATTAACTAATGATTGAAAAGGGATTTTAACTCCAAATTCTTTATATAATTCATCTGCTATTTCATTACAATTCATATTTTTGCAAAATAAAGCTAAAACACTATCACTATGTTTTTCGTAAAATTTAACATATTTACCAGTTAATTTTAGCTCCATGAAATAACACCTTGAAAAAAATAATTTGTGTACGATGTGCTTGTGATTTTTTATTTGGTTTTATTTGTTGTTGTTTTTGTTTTTAGTGGTTGGTTGTTGTTTAAAGTTATTTTTTATGGTTGTTTTGTAGTTTGTTTATTGTTTTATTGTTTTGTTGGTTTTGTTTTGTTGTTTTTGGTGGGTGTTAGTTAGTATTGTTTTTTATAACATTGTTATGTTATTATGTGTGTTTTAAAAATAAAATTTTATTATTTGAATAAATAGTTTATAATAAATATTAATGCTGTTAATGCTAATCCCATTATTGCTATGTAGTTGGTTAGTCTTTTTTGGGATTCGTTACGGTCTTTTTCTTGTTGTTCTTTCATTAGATGTATTTCTGTTTCTATTGTTTTTAATCGTATTTCTAGTTTACCATCATCTGTTTTTGATTGCATTTTTAGTTCGTTTAATGATTCTGTTATTGTGTCTAGTTTTTTGTCCATTTTGTCCATTTTCTTTTCCAGGTCGTCTATTCTTTTGTCTTTGTAATCGGCACGTGTTGATAATTCTTGTATTTGTAGGCCATGATGTTGTATCTCTTCGGATTGAAAACAGTCATGCATCTCATTCATACGGAACACAACCTATTATGAGTTAATTTTAAGATTTCATTATGATATTCTTTTGTAAACCAATTGACTAATGTATGAGGATATACTGAAGATTTAAAACATGCAGTTCCATATTTTGTATGGAGTTTTGGTTTATGCTCCATCCTCTTCACTCTCGTATTCAGGGTTTAATGGTTCAGACCCATCACAGGTGCATTCACTATTTTTATCATTACCTAGGACGGATAGTGTGTTTGGGTTGCGACTACTCCATATTGCTATTATTAATGTTATTACACCCATTATTGCGGATGTTGCTTGTGTTTGGTCGACTGTGTATCCGAATTGTGTTAGTATTACGGTTAGTATTATTGCTGCGAATGTTGCTATTGTGCTTATATTGTTGGTTTCCATAATGTGATCACTTCTTATAATTTTTTGATGGATTGGTTAGTGTGGGAGTCGAACCCACTATTATCTTTTTTTATAATAGGATGGGAAAATAAAGGTTTATTTTATGAGTACGTAATGTCCTGAGTATGTTTTTTGACTTAAAAGATTTTTATAGTGTTAATAGTTTTTGCTGGCAGTTTTAAAAAGCTTTAGTAACAAATATTTAGCGAGGAAATTTTTATAAAATGATAACTATCCATAAATTCTTAGGTGAATATTTTATTAATTGAAAATTGTATTATTCCGTGTTTTTATAAACCGTTTCCCTCCATAATTAAAAATAAAAGATATTTTTTTCCAAATAGGATTACTAACCAGGATTTTTATAGGAGTATTCCGTATGGTGGATTAACCTTATGAATACCACTATATTTTATACTGCATTTGACTATTAAGCCACATTGTGTGCAGTATATTTCTCCTCTGTCCATATCTATTTTTGTTTTTGCTCCACAACTTGGACATTTTGAGGTGTTTTCATTTGTTGGTATGAGTCTCGCTCTCCTAAATGAGACCATACTTATTTTGAATTTCGATAGAAATCTTTTTTGGTATTCAAGGTAATCCATGTTTAACTCCTATCACTATACTATTAGTGATTAGTGGAGGTACTTATCGTGTACCGTTTTTTATTAATAATTCGTGGTCATAACTTGTTGTTTGTCTTATTGTTATTGGACTGGTTACCATATAGTAATAAGATATTTTACAACTTATATTTACAAATACTGGAGTGTTTAATCCATATTTTTTGCATATGCTGTAGTCTTCGGGTTTTATTCGGCTGTTATCTACTTTTTTGAGGTAGAATATGAAGCCTAGTATGATTGTTTCTTCACTGCTGTTTCCGTGTAGGTATTTGAATTTGTTGTTGAATGTGTTTATTAGGTTTCGTGCCATTAGTTTTTCGTCTTTGTTTAGTTTTAGGTCGTCGGGTGCTTCCTGTAGTAGTTCGTCTAGTATTAGGTTACGATTTTTTATTGTTTTTTCCTGGTGGATTTTTTTGTTGTATTCTTGGCTTCTTTTTTCTCCAGGTATGTATGGTTTGTTGTATTTTTTTATTTTGTTTTTCATTCTAATGTGTCCTCGAGTTTATCGTATTTGTCTATGATTGTTTGGTGTTTGTTTAAGATTTGGAGTTCTTCTTGTGTTAGGCAGTGTATTTGGTGTTGTATTTTTTCTTGTATGTGTGGATTGGTTTCTTCTGTTAATTGTTTTTTTAGTGTTGCTTTGCTGGTTTGTATTGCTTTTAATGTTTGGTTTTCGAGATTCATATTTTATCCTCTTTTAGTAAGTTTATTAAATCCTCATATCTGTTTAATCTTTCAAGTGTATCTTTCTGGTTTAATTTGATTCCAGTATACTCATCTAAAATATAATGTTCGTTTAATCTTTTGTATCTCATATTCGTCTCCTTTTTCTTATGTGGATTGTGATTGCTCCATAGCTGACATCAAGTTTTAAATGTAGGTTTTTATCGTATTTGAATTGTGTACGATTTGTTAATACACTTAATAGTTCGTTGTAGTTGGTTCGGCTGATTGTACGGGTTACGCTTTGCCTTGTTTCTAAGGTTTTTAGCATTGTGTTTAGTAGTTCGTATATTTGTTGCCATGATAAATTATCCATTTAAATTGCCTCCCATCCACATACATATGATTTCAGGTATTTTTTCGATAGGTATTCCTTTCTCCTTGAATATTCGCTCTAATTCTTTATATGCTTTTGTTTGTTCTTTTTTTGGTTTTTTCTGATTGTCTTTGATGTATTCTATTACACTGTGTCGTAATTGTTCGTTTGTTATTGTAATTTCAGTCATTCCACATCACTTCCAGTTAATGTTATCCAATTTATTCCATCAAAACAATGTACATTCTGTAAATCTTGTATATGCTCACAATCATCGTAAATTACACTTACACGAACTTTTTTATCCCCATTGCCAGTTTCAATAAGATGTAATAAATGAGATGCTAAATCCCTAACACTTATTTCAGTCATTCTAAATCATCACCCATTAAATCTTCTATACCATGTGCTAATTGTGCAGTTAATGACTCAATAGTATTTTCTAATACTTCATTCTGTTGTTTTAACTGCTCATTCTCATTCTCTAATTCTTGTACTCTTTGTTTTGCTTTCTTTTCCCACCACTTATCACTATCCATCAAGTTATTAATAGATTGTTTTAACTGCTCATTCTCATTCAACAAATCCAAATGCTCTTGTGGAGTTAATGATTCCCCAAACACATCATAACTATACTCTGCTTTTTCCAATACTTCTTCTTCACTTATTTTTGTTGAATCGAAAATATAATACTCTTCATCATAATCAACACTAAAATATCGTTTTTCAGTCATTCCACATCACCATTTAACTGTTTAATTTCTTCTTCTAATCTTCCAAGATAATCTTCCATCTCCATATTGGTAGATTTTAACTGTTCATTTTCCTCTTGAAGTTCATTCAACCATTCTATACAGTTGTTGAATACATCTGCATATTGTAACACTAACCCCATAGGAGTTTTTAATAATCTATTTAATTTAGTATCTTTGATTCCACCCAATACTTGTTTAAATCGTTTTTCAGTCATTCAGAATCACCTATTAAATTTTCCCCATACTCTCCTCTCATTTTTTGATTCCATAATCCAAACAACAGGATTCTTCTTATAACGGCATGACCCAAGATTTTTAAGCCTCATCTGATATGGTCTGTACCTCCCCCTCGTACTAATCCTTTTCGTGAACTTATATGAATAATGAAGTAACCATAACCTCCAAACAGGTAGAATAGGATTCAATGGATTATTATAATATCTTTGATGTTTTGAAACATTTGGTTTATGAATATAAGTCATTCAGAATCACCTTTTAAATCATATATTTTTGATTTTTTGAATACTAAATGTAGTTCATGTGAAACCCCATCAAGAGAAGTATAACTACTGTATTCTAAATCTAACATCATTTTCACTCCATTATCTAATTCTAATTGTGGCCATATTGGAGTATTTTCAGGGTATTCTTTGAGTTCTTCAATTAAATCTTTGATAGTTAGTTCTTTTTCAGTCATTTTCTTTTCACCTCTTCAAAACATTCACAAGCCTCACCTAAAGGATTAATATTCACATACCTTAAATCAGCCATACCTCTGCCATGACAACCTCCAGGATACTTTTTATTATTCACAGTCCAAGAATACCATTCACAATTACCATGAATCCGTAATAAACCATCAGATTTTTTATCAAAATCAAGATTATCCTCTTTAAGATATTTATCATTTAACTCTCCCTCATCAACAAGAATAACTTCATGAATCATATCTTTATATTCAAAAAAATCAACTAAACCAATATTTTCAATACCTAATAATTCTTTTATTAATGACTTGTTTACTTTCTCAGGACTCCATTCATCTTTTTTTAAATTGAAATCTAAAACATAATATTCTTTTTCACCAATATTTGCTCTTGAAACTTCATCTACACAGAATCCATTTTTTATTAAATGTTCTCGTAATTGTCCAGATAATCTATAATGAATATTATATTTAGGGTTGGTTGGATAAATGATTGCATTATTATCAAATAACATTTTCTAATCCTCCACATATGCAGTAAATGGTATGTAAATCATGAAATATTCCACATCACCATCAAATTTCTTAAATTCTGAATACTCCACTAATCGTTCTAATGATTCAAATTCATTGATTGATAATTTAAAATCTATTTTAACTGTTTTAAGAATCCATATAATATTTCTAATATCTTCTTTGAGTTGTGTTTCATCAATACAAATGATATTATCCAAATCATCTTTTGTTATTAGGAATTCTTTTTCAGTCATTCCACATCACCATGCTGTAAACCACTCTGCATTCCGAATACTCATTCCATACCTATTTTCATAGTCTTTTTCAATAGTGTCAATTATATCGTTTAATTCTTTGTTTTCTTTTTTTAACTGTTCATTCTCTTCTTCCAGTTGTTTTGCTTTATTTCTCCAATAAACCCATTTCTCATCTTCCATAGATTTCATCTCCTTGCATACTCTGGACATAAACTATCAACTACAACATACTCTTCTACAAACTCACAAAATCGTTTACCATCACTACTTCGCATAATCCTTGTCAAATACTTACAATTTGAACATTTATTCTGTGGATTAACTGGTCTATGATAAATCATACTCATTCTCTTCCACCTTTCGTTCTATCACGATTCACACTATCATTCACTAATCTTAAATCAACCCACTTACAATTATCCTCAAAACAATTATGACAACGAAAATGTTTTATATACACACCATCATCTCTCCTACGAAGATAATACTCAACAATAAACCATAAAAATGATACCGACCATTCTTTACCACAATAATTACACTTCACCCTCAATGATCCAACTCCACCAACATACAATCCCGTAACTCTTCCAACTTCCTAACAACTTCACGACACTGACCCCAACTTGCATCAGTACTGTTTAAATGTTCAAGTATTGCAGAATACCTGACATACTCTAAACAATACTCTTTGAATTTCTGTTCATTCATAGTAAACCCTCCCAATTATTCTTTTTCAACTCTTCAACACGAGCCTTTGCCCCCTCCTCAGTTTTATAATTACCAAAATAATGGAATTTACCACTAACACCTATTCTTCTACGAACAACATACACATCAGCTTTTTTACTATGATAATAATATTTAGCATCTAATTTATTATTGTAAATAGTTATTCCTTCTTCTCGGAATCGTTTTAATAACCGATTATAAGCACTTAATCCGAGATTGTGTTTGTCACGAAATTTTACTCCATGTAATCCTTCAATGTAGTCTTTTTTGGCTTGTTCGTAATTGATTCCTTTACCTTCGCTTATTCGGAATTGCATAAGTATCCGTCCCAGTTATTCTTTTTTAATTCTTTCACTCGTGCTTGTGCTTCTTTTTCGGTTCGGTATCCTCCGAATCCTACTTGTTTTCCGTTGATGAATTTGTATACTCTCCATGATTGGCTGTGTTTGTCGAACCAGTAGTGTTTTGCTTTCCTTACTGGTTGTGTTTTACTGTATCCTCTCATTGTAACACCATGTTCTTTTAATCGTTTGAGTACTGTTTGCCATGCTCCTGAGCCGATGTTGTGTTTTTCTCGTATTTCTTGTACGGATAAGTCCATATTTTGGTAATCATGGATTAGTTCGGTTATGTTGTATGGGTAGTATTCGGATTTTTTTAATTTGAAGTTCATTGTTGTATTGCCTCCACTATGGTTTGTGCTGTTTTCTCTCCAATACCATCAATTAAACATAAGTCTTCTACGGTTAAGTTCATTAAATCATTCAACGATTCAAGATGATAAGTGTTCACTATATTATTGGCTTTTTTACTGTTGATTCCATAGATGCAACCACATAAAAAATTGAATGCAGAATTACTTGTCTTCTTAGGAAACTTACGAACAATAGGTTTATCTGATAAGCATTTCCTTGCCTGCACCAGCATTTTATAGAATGCTTCATCAATGAATGGACTATAAGATTCCAGTACAGTAGTATAACGATTTAATGATGCGATTGCTCCATGATACTGGAATATTGTAATCCTACGGTAGTTTTTTGTGAATGCTAAACACTTCGCCCTTGTAGATTCATCACCCTGTATCACTACGAAGTGATGATTATAGTTTTCTGCTTGATTCAAAGCCTCATTAAACACACGATTGTCTTGGATACTACTAACGAAATCTGCGATTGTTTTAAACTCGAAAACTACTTCATCGTTTCCATCTGTGAATAAGTAATCTCCGATTAGTAGTTCTTTGACTTCAACGGTTAATCCTTGTTTTTTATAATATGTTTCGGCTTGTTTAATCCTTGATTGCTCACGACTATCAATATAAACAGTCCAATTATCTGTCATGAATATCTCCTCTTCGTATTAGGTATATGTCGCCAGTAATATGATGAGTAATACAACCACCATCGATATCGTCCAAGTTGCTGACATAATACTCCTCACTGAAACCTTGTATAAAATCCTTCAACTGCATTTAAATCACATCTTATTTTTATGATTGGTAGTTCGTGTAGTGTTTCTGCACGATCACTATCAAGTTTATGTCTGGGTTTTGGTAGTAACTGGTGCATTAATTCTTTAACATTGATTAGGAATGAATGGTTTATCATCAATTCACTCCATTGGTAGTATTGTTATTGCTTCCTGTTCGCATAAGCCCATACATGATTCACAATACCAGCATTTCTCACCATCATGTTCAAAGCATTTGTCATATGTTAATGCTCCTGATGGACATGCATTAACGCATTCAAGGCAGTAATTACATCGCTTATCATCAATACGGACAGATACTAATGGTACACCAGTATCACTCATTGTAAACCACCATTCCTTCGCAGATAATCCAATACTTCCATGTAGGCTTGTCTTTTACCAATATTCATTAGTAAAGCATTGGTTTCGCCACCATGTTGGAGCATTCCTTTTAGGAATACTTGGTCGGTGTCTGTGTTGGCATTCTCGAATATTCGTTCACAGTCAATGATTTTACCTTGTAAGTATTCAGTTAATTTACTCATCGTAAATCACTTCCTTTAAACAATCCCGTATTTAGTGGAACAAATCGTTTTTCTTCAACAGAGGGTAATTCTCCTTTCCAATTACCCATAGATTGCATATAAGATATAGTTCTTAACCAAAAGACTAAACCGCTATCATCTACACTAATTTCAATATTCATTCATAAATCTCCTTTTCTAAACAGTTATTGTATTGTGATACTTCATGGAAACCTAACTGGAAGAATAATAGGCACATATCATTCTCTTTAACATAATACTGACAATCACTATGAATCATCCTTTTTCCACCTTAATATGATTTAATATTTCTTGGTCTTTCATAAACAAGATTAAGGGAACATTCTCATCATTTTTAATAACTATTACCTTAGTCCTGTCTAATTCATTAAATCGTTCCAGTAGTTCATATTTTTCATCAAATTCTTTTTTGAAATCAACTACCTT